GATAAGGAATTAATCCAAGATTATCTCCGTCTGTGCTAAATACAAAATCTTCTACTAATGACGGTAGTGATTTTACTGTACCATCAAATACAAAAAATCCACCTTGCGATCCCATCCAAAACACAGCTCCATTTACGAAAGTAGCCGCATGTTGACCAATACATCCACAATTAGTGCCAACCTGTCTAACACTGAATGTAAATGGTGGACCAACAAACTGAATTACATATGCAGCGAGATCTGTTATAACAAACACATAGTCTTTACCTTGAAGTGCAGCTCGTATTTCATTACCAGTATCTAGTCTAAAGGTACCTGCTGTATTTGTAGCTGTTGGGGTATATGTATTTAAATCTTCTTGATTAGAAAATCTTACAAACATTGGGTCCTGTGTTGCTGGGTCACCAATAGTTGTCTCAGTTCCAAAATGAAATAAATGTCTGTCTCGATCTGAAACTAACGTAAATCTAGTAGCTGTAGGATTGTTTGTAGTTTGAAAATTTGTAGTTGTTAAGGAAGCTCTAATACTTCTTGGATTGGAGGCTCCTGCATTCCAGGTAAAAGTTCTACCATCAAATATAGTTGCAACTAATACCTGACCAAAGTTATCAAGACTCCAGTTTCCTGGATCCAGTACCACTGAACTTGTAGCTCTAGGTGTATTCCAAGTGCTAGCTCCCCATGTAGAGGTGCTCCAACCAAATCCAGTTGTTTGAGTTGTTGGTCCAACTTCAACGTATGGATTAACGGTTACTGCTCCTGCTGCTGTCATACCAGATCCTCCTTCAGCACGAGAGGCTTGAACAGTAAATTTATCTACATCAGGTACAGTTAATATTTCATATGGTTGTTCTAATTCAGCAGCTGTAAAATCAGATGCACCAGTTACTGTAACAGATGAAAGAGTTACATATCTTCCAACTTCTAAATTATGTGAACCTTTATTAATAGTTACAGTTGTTGATCCATTAACAGTGGTTAAAGTGCCTCCCGTTATGGCTGTATCTAAAGGCGTGATATCAAAAAAATCATTACCATAATAAAGAAATAACCCTTGAGAAGTTCCGATTGCTGAATATTTTTCACCAGCAAAACTAGAAAATGCAACTTGTGCTCTTGCTGCTCCAGGTAAAGTCTTTTGAGCAGAAGTTAATTGTAGCCAACCACCTATTTTTTCAGGTAATCCGTATCTAAATCTTACAAAATCACCGTCAGTCCATTGACCCTCAGCCCCTGAATCGGTATCTTGTTTATTAAAACCTGCCTTGAATTTTAATTTTTGTAGCATATAATAGTGTTATATAACAGTTTTTTATATAATGAAAGACACTAAATGATTAGTTTATTGGAACCAAATAACAAGTTAAATGAGCATAAAAATAGTTTAACTATAACCTATCCAAGAACAATAAATATTATCTTTGGTCACTATCCTTATTTAGATATTTTACATAATTTTATATTAGAGATTAAAAATAATATAAGTAAAGATTTATCAAATTATACTAATGTAAAAGGTAACAGAACATCTTGGAACCATTTTATAAATAATTCATTATTTAATAATTTTATAAGTTACTTTATTAATAAACATCAGTCTAGTCATCCGGATTTATTTCAATATTTTTTTTCAAAAAATACAATAGAAAATGCTTGGGGAAATGAAATAAAAAAAGGAGATAGTTTAGATTTTCACACACACCCTTGTCACCACGGTATCTTGTATCTTACTAAAGGTTGTGATTTAATTTTACCTGAATTAAATATAAAAATAACTCCTAAACCAGGAGATTATTATTTTTTTCCTCCCTCTGTACTTCATGGGTTTAATACATATAAAGAAGATACAAATAGATACAGTTTAATATTTAATATTGTAGAAAATAAATCATTTGATTATAACAAAAAATTAAAAGAAAAAAATGAACGACAAAACAGTTAATATAAATAATTTTATAGGTGTTTATGATAATTACATTACTAAAGAAGAATGTAATCGAGCTATTAAATTATATGAAAATCAAAATAAATTTAATAAAACATTTAGTAGATTAGATTTTGAAAATTCTCCTATACTTAAAAAACAAGATCAACAATTTTTTGCTCTAAGTGATAATATAGAAATTTGGTGGCAAGAATTAAAATCACTAGTTATTAATTATGATACAGCTTGGAAACACTATGAAAAACATGTAGGAGCTGCTGGAGCTTATGGACAAGATACTTTTCATTACACACAATTAAAAATTCAAAAAACTTTACCAACAGAGGGTTATCACGTTTGGCATTTAGAACATATGAAAGGGTTCGAAAACGAATCAAGAGCTTTTGTTTATACCATTTATTTAAATGATGTAGAAGAAGGAGGAGAGACAGAGTTTTTACATTTTTCAAAAAGAGTTAAACCTAGAACAGGTAGGATTGTTATTTGGCCTGCTGCTTTTCCATACGTTCATAGAGGTAATCCGCCATTATCAGGTGAAAAATATATTATAACGTCCTGGATGATGTTAAGATAAAATGGATCACACAGAATTTATAATGGAAATTAAAAACATAATTTCTCAAGATTTTATAGATAAAATTTTACCTATAGTAGATAAAAAAGCTAAAAAAAATTTAAAAGTTGGAATGGGATGGAAGAAAGAGGGTATTAATAAAAATATAAGAAATGTTAAAGGTTATCTTTTAAATCTTAAAAAACCAACCGATGATTTTTATTGGAATTATATAAAAAAAGAAATTGAAAGAGTGTACGTGTATTATAAAATTAAATTTCCTAGAATGTCTAGTTGTGTAATTAATCAAATAGATTTGCTAAAATATTCTGTGGGAGGTAAATATGAAGTTCACACTGATCACTTTAGTGATGCAGCGAGGCACTTAAGCATTATTATAAATTTAAATGATGATTATGAAGGTGGTGATTTAATTTTTACAAATCAAAAACAAAAAGAAGTTAAAAGGTTAAAACTTGGTAAAGGTTCAGTGGTATTTTTTCCAAGTAATTTTATGTATCCTCATGGGATTCAACCAATTACAAAAGGAACAAGATATAGTATAGTAGCTTGGTTGCAGTAAATTATGATGAATAAGAAGTAGGCCTTGCACCTAATCTAGCGATTTTATCTTCTTCTGTTTCGCCTTCAACATTATTATTGTCCCAATTAGATTGTAATTGAGCTAAGTGAGCTGCGTCCCATCTATTAGTAAAGTCTGAAAAATCTCCAAGATTAGCGTCTTCCCAAGTAGAGTGAGGAGTTTCATCTCTGTATTCTACAGTATCACTAGGATTAGAAGTTCCATATTGAATAGCCCAAATGTTATTCCATTTAGCTAGTCCCCAAAAATCATCATCAGATATATTATATCCAATTCCTTCAGTAGCTCCTTCAGCAAAATTTTTGATAACTATTTTATCTTCAAATACTACTGTCCATTGTGCGTTTGTTGCCATTTTTTCTCCTACGTTTTAATAATATATATTACTGCTAAATAAGGTTGAACAACCGAAGTTGAATCACCTGTGAAAGTTGCACTCATATTGTGTTGGTGACCTGTACCCGAACCTGTACTACCAGTTGTAGTGTTGCTTTGTGACGCTTCAGGTCTAAACCCTGGAGGATTTCCAGAGTTAATACCTGTCCCTATAACGTGATTGTGAGATGCAAGTTGTGCTGTTGATAAAGTTGCGTTAGCTGTAGAACCTCCAACGTTTCCAGTTGATTGAACAGTGTTCGCTCCACCCGTTGATGCTAAAGCTTTAGTTCCAGATTTACCTATTGCTACGTTATCTTGTAAATCAGGTAAGTTAAAAGTTGATGCACCATCTCCAGCTCCATAAGTTGTGCCTATGATAGCAAATAGTGCAGAGTAAGTTGATCTTGAAACTGCTGCTCCATTACATTCTAAGAAACCTGTTGGCACTGAAGAAGAAGACCACGGCACAATAGTTGCTGTAGGAATTCCTTCGATACCTGTAAGGTTTGCTCCGTCGAAATCGTATCTTGTTGCTTCGTAATTTGACATCTATTATTTCTCCTTATACGTCCAACCTGTTGTTGCATCTCCTGAGAAGACTAAACAAAAAGCTGCGCCTTGTGTATTGACTACTAGGTCTGATGCTGCATTAGCAATATTAGATCCATTTCTTCCAACAGTCAACGCGTTACTATTAAAATCATAACCTTGATCGACAAATGAGACTTCATCTCCGGTAGCCGGTGAGGCTGGTAGCGTGATCGTTACTCCACCACCACTTGTATTTACTAAAAGTTGAGCTCCAGCTTGAACTGTTTCTGCTGCTGAAACTGCTCTCCAGTTTCTTTGCTCAGATAATTTTACAACATTTGTACCATCAGAATATAATACGTAGTTGTTTCCTTCACATAAAAGAACACCTGTACCTGATGATGTTTTAAAAGTTAAAGTGTTTCCTGCATGGTCACATGCGTTTTGTACGTTATAAACTTTTTCAATTGAATCTGGAATAGATACTGTTCTATTGGCTGCTAAAGTCCCTGTTAATTTGATAACGTCGTTTTTACCATTTGATAACGCACCATTAGTAAAAGTTAAAGATCTGTTAGCATTCGTTAAGTTAAAAGTTGTAAAACCACCAATAGCTTGTTCTAAAATAAGTAAGTTTGTGTTTGTAATTTGACCCCAAGTTCCCGAGTTTTCACCGGTTGCTTGTACTGTAAGTTTTAGGTTAGCAGATGTTGAATTCGCCATTTTTTAATTCCTTATACGTTCATTTTATTAAAAATATGAGTTTGTGTCAAACTCATTATGCAGCCACCTCTTGCCATCTAT